CTAATACTTAAATCAATTGTGTCAAATATATCTTCGTCAATTAGTTCTTCTGCCTCATCAAGTACCCAGTTAGATACGCCTGTCAATGATTTTAAACTTGCTGTTTGATTTCCTGCTGATGTCTTGATGCCTCTAAATAGAATGTCTGACTTGTTCTTTAAATTAACAACCTCAGCTTTATTTACGCTAAATATACTATCATATCCTAATAGTGTTATTTTTTCTAAGAACTCAGGAATGATTGATAGGTGTGCTGATACCATTGTGTATCTTGTAAACAATACTCTAATGTTTCTTGTCATTGTGAGTAGCGTTAAAAAGACTGTAACAGCAAAAGACTTACCAGAACCCCTACCACCTGTTATTATATAATAACGACAGTCAGATGTAAATAGTGGATTGTATTTCTCGCTAAGATTCAGTTTTTACAAAGTTTATTAAAGGCATATTCAGACTTTCTTCGTTTGTAGTAACATCTACTCTTTGCTGAGGTCTGCCATAGAAGTATTCAAAGAATAACTTAACTGCCCATTGTTCTTTTTTCTCTAATCCTTTTTGTAATGATTCTAATGCCATTGCGTTCATTGGTGTTAGATTCTCTATTAGCTTTTGTTCTTCTGCTTTTGCCTTTCTACCTGCTCCTTCTCGTTTGCCTCCGTGTGTACTCATTTTGAAATAATTTGATTAATCAAGTTTCATTATATAATAGAAATCACTTGAATTTGTTTTCAACTACACAAATAGTGTCATTATGATTGCCTCCATGTGCTACTAATAATAATTCTATTTGTTCAAAACCATTTTCTTTTCCTATGCCATTGCTATTCCAACCAAAACTAATAACCTTGCTGCCTTTTTTTGTTATTCTTGTGATTTCTTTTTTCATATTTCCCCAAAAGCTAGATTGAGTAGTTTCCATATTAACAGTTTTACCTAGCTTTTTATAACACTCAGCAACCTGTCTAGGGCTATATGGCGGATCATATAAAACCAAATCTACTGATTTTGATTTCATTTTCTTTAAAAAATCTAAAGCATCTAAATTGTAATCAGTATTGTATTGAGTGTCTAGGTCATTTGTGATAATAGCTAGTTTATTTTCATTAGCGAAAGGATCAATACTTACAAAATCTTTTTTATAACTAAATAAATTTCTGCAATTATATCTATCAATTAAATTCCCAAAAGGTTTTATTTTAAAAGTGTTTTTGTTGGGCATAGCCCATAATTTATTAATTATCATATTCATTTGGTAGCATTAGTCTTATACCTAATTCTGTTAAAGCCCATATACGTATCTGATCTGCATATACTTCGAACTCTTTAGTGTTCATTCTAGCTGTACTGTTTACTGTTTGTAGTCCTATCTGCTTATCGTTTATCTCTATGCTTTGCCATTCACTTGAGAACTTAATCTTTAGTGTATCGTGCATTTCGTCAGGAAAGTATCCTAGTTCTGATGCTAATGGCTGTACTATACAAGCCCAGTAATAATTGTTTTGCATACTTGATCTATTGTTTCTTTGTTTCTTAACCTTTACTATATAATCGCTATCAAGCTCTTTCAAGTAATTAAATAAAGTCTGTTTATCTTGTGTGTTGTTAATTACAAAGTTCATAGACGCATAAATCTACCTGCAAGGCTGTTATCTTTTCTTTTCTTTAACTCTTTAGATATTCCATTACTTATTGTCACATTGCTAATTCTAAACATTTCTGATAAGTCTGCCAAGCTGTTATGCTCAGGATTCTTAAAATAAAACTTTACAGCTTCACTTAATAAATATTTTAAGTGTTTCTTAGTTCTTAGTTTCATTTAATCAAATGATTCATTGACACCTCTTTCTCCTAACAGCTTTTCTTTAGCTCTTTTCCAAAGTTTGTTATTTCTTTTCTTTTTACTTAATGATGCTTCTGTTCTAATTAGGCTAGGCATTCCCTCTTCAGGTTCTGCTTCCATCCATAAGCCGCAATCACATAAAGCGTGTATAGACCTCCATCTACCATCTCTTAGAGCTAGGGTTGTCTTACCTATATTCTCTTCATTACCGCATTTACATTTATATAATGTCATTGTGCTATCCCTCCAGTTAATGTTTTACTTTCTTCGTGTATCTTTTCTAGCTCAAAATACAATACGTTTATCGCTTTCTGTATATCTTGCTCTGGAGGATTGCCCTCCTTGTTTCCTGCTCGTAATATATACTGTACTGCTTGAGCTTTCCACGCACTTAAATCAAAGTCATCAACTATATCTTTAGCTGAATAGCCATATAAGTTTCCAGTATAATAGTGTGGCTGTGGGGTTTTTTTATAATCTTTAGTCATTTTTATATTTTTTATATAGTTTTTTAATTCCATCAAAGCATGTACTTATACATGATCCGCAATTAGTGCCTGTATTATAGTTCGTCATATGTATAGTATTGTATGTTTCTATCATTCTTGCTTTTGCTTGTTGATCTTTTGCTCTTCCTGTTTTTAAATCTTTCCACATATCTAATATTTCATCTATTATTTCTTGTGGCAAGTCATTAGGTGTTTCTATCTTAGTTGTTTTCTCCCATTTTTTAGGCTTGTCGGCACATTCCATAGGTGCTAGTCTTGCCTTTACTTTCATAAAACATTTACAAATAGAGCAATTTCCTAATAAGCTAATATATTTATCGCAAGATTTACATATTGCTATTCTGTCTTGATATACTTCATTAGGAACAAAAAATTTATTCATTCTTAACTGTCCAATATGGCTGTCTCCAGTCAGGGTGTTTAATTCCGAATTGCATTACAAAACTGTCGTGTGTTTTTGGGTTATACATCTTCATTTAATTCTTTTTTTAAAATTGTTCTTACTTTGTCTATTGTTGTAAATATACTATTTCTACTTATGCCTGTCTTTGCAGCAAGTGAATCGAGCGTCTCTCCGCTATAATAAAGTTTAAATAATTCACGATCATACCAAGATTCTAATTTGTCAAGCTCTACATCTATTAATTCTAATTTGTATAAAGTCTTATTGTGATTCACATCTTCATCTTCGTTTGGTAAATTATAAAGATGTTTATTAGGTATAACTTCTCCTGTTTCAATCACGTCATAAGTTATTGTACTTGTAAACTCATCTATGTGCGTATAGTATTTGCCATACTTATAATAAAAATTGCTACGCTTACTTGTCAAAGACCTTCGTAGTGCAACCGCACCATATCTTGTCAATCCTTCAACACCATCTTTTTCATATACACCTTTAAGGGTGTCTGGATTCATTTGTTGTAAAAAATAAAGCATAAGTTCTTGTACCGCCTCGTTAACTTTGTTTTCATCATTTGTAAAGCGATAAGCCATAGTTCTAAACTTATCTGTTAGCTTTGATATTTCAATATAAATATCAGTCATTGTCTGGCTCTAAAGCATCTAGTCTTGTTACAGTCTCGGTTAGCATTTGTTCTAATACCACCTTATAAGCTCGTATAACTGCTGAGTTTGTTTTTGTTTCTATTCCTGCATAAAAGCCACTTGTTGCAACTGAGATGTTAATTGGTAAGATTACTATCCAATCGTAAAAATTGTTTTCTCTTACCCCTTCACCATATCCGTTTGAATATTCTACTATTAAATCAATGACCTCTAAATAATTCTTGTATCTTGCTTGCGATGCTACCTCTTCTGTAAACTGTTTGCACATTGTAATATAAGACTCAACTATCATTCTATGTTCTTCACTTGAATAAATTGGAGTGTGCATACGGCTAAATTAAAATAAAAGTTTATTCAATTCCCTTTTCTTTCTTTAAGTTTTTAACAGCCTCCTTGTAATAACTTATTTTTTCTTCATAGTCAACTCTAGACATTTTACATATTTGTCTTGATTTTAATTGCAACTCTTCTGCTGTACCCTCGCCATATTTAGCTTCTAAGGCTAATGCAAACTTATATTGTTCACCTTGACCAAATAAATTATCGGCGGCTGACTGGGGTGCAACGTTATACTCACACCATCTAGTTGACATGTGACGTCTAGACATAAAATGACCTGCATGAATTTTTTTATAATGGTAAAGTCGTCCAGAGGTAATACATTGCACCATGCCTTCATTAGTTGCGTCTCTTAGTCTAATAAAAAGACTAAAGTATTTATCCAGTTCTTTTTTTAATTTACTAATTGACTTAGTAGCCATTTTAATCTATTAATGAATATTTACTAAACGACACATGTTCGTTATATCTATTTCTACTGCTTACAAATTCACTTCTAATTTTATAGCCTTCATCTTTCAATTCGCATACTCTAGAAGTTAATCTCATTATGCCATATTCTTGCATAGCTTCTAATGATGTAATAAATCCCTTGTCTTTTAGATGTCTAATGATTCTTTGCTTTTGTGTTAGTGTTTTCATTCTTTCAATTTATAGTTTATATGCAGCACTATTGCTACGATTAATACCCATCCTATCATGACAAAAGTTTTACTGGTTCTTGATAATATGGTACTGTCTTAGGGGCTCTCCCTAATGTTTTTACTTCATAATAAGCATCATCTACTACTTTTTTATGGGCATATACCCATTTATAAAATGTTCTAATATTTAAAAAGGGTTCATCTTTGCCAAACCGAACCCCTAATCTAAAAGCATCTTGTATTTGGTTAAAAGTCATATTGCCAAATCTTTTTTCTTGCATTAAGTCTTCAGCAAATAATTTGCTTAGTTGTGCTAAAGTTTTGCCATCTGTATTATGACCTATCTCAATTTTAGTTTTAGTAAGTAAATCATATAGTTTATCAGTAAGTTCTTGTAAGTTTTCTTGTTTTAATGGTTTCATAAGTATTCTTTTCCTTTTAGGTATTCGCTTAATTGACTATCAATTTTACTCATTGTTGGTTTTTTTGTATCCCAGTTTTTTTGATTCTTTTCCCAACGCAATAATCTTAATTTTATTTCAAATGTGCTTTGTTTTTGGTATCTCATTTTCTTTTTTCCTTCTGTCCAATAGTTTATAAAGTCCTCTAACATATCTTTAGGATAATCAAAAGTCATAACCTCAGAAATAAATTTTTTCTTAGTTATATTTATATTACTTGTATTATTAATACTTGTATTATTACCTTTCAGCTTTTTCAGTATAGGGGTATCAATCTTTTTCGTGATACCTATACATCTTTTTATTATCTGTTTGTTAGAGTTTCTTTCTATTAAAACATTTATAAACCCTAATTTTTTTAAATCACTAATCCAACTGCTTATAGTGTTCTTACTCACACCATACAACTCCGCAAAGTAATTGTTAGTTGCATAGCAGTATCCAAGCTTTCCACTTAATGCTGTTATCTCTCCGTACAATAGTTTAGCATTAGGCTTTAAGTTTGAGTATCTTACCTCAGCAGGAATGATAGCGTAGTAATTAGGTTTTTCCATTATATTATTTCTAAGTTGTAGTTGCAATCTGTCAATGCAAACTTACACTTTTCTAATTGATCGTAAAATTCTCTATATGAAACCTTAACATCAGCTTGAACATCACCAGAGGTGATTCTAATAACTGTTTGATGCTTATCGCTATTAGTTATACCATTATCTTTTAGATATTGCTTTAAATGACCTAAATCTGCAAATGTTTTTTTATCACCTTTAATATTTGAATAAGCGTTATAGACCTTATTAAATATTTCTCGGTATTTAGGGAATGATCTATAATTAGATTCGTGGCACTTTTCATAATGATAAACAGATACCCTATCTCTTTTAATCTCTTTTGCTATTACAGTAGGGTGTATATCATCTACCATTCTAGCTATAACACTAGCAACGCTTCTAGGTATTTGATATTTCTGCTCTCTACTTTTGTAAGCAAGTGAGCCTTTACGCAACCCCATTAGACTTGTAGTAAGGTTGCATAAATTTTTAAAGTTTTCTTTTTTAATCATCTTAAAATGGCATTACATCATCATCAGTAGTAACAAAACCCTCATTACTTTCTGAATTTTTATTGTTCCATTGCCAAGCATTTACGCTAGTATAATATTTGCCGTTAAACTCATTACTTTTAATGTTTACTGACGCACTTACTGTATCGCCTACAGTAAAGCCACTTAGCTTTTTTAATGAGTCATCACCAAAAGCTGTAATACATACATCAGTTTCATATTTATCAAACTGTTTTAAGATAACCTCTTGCTTTTTCCATTCTTTACCTGCTTTTGATATACCTGTTTCAAGCGGTAAAATTTTACTAATTTTTCCTTTAATTTCCATTTTTTATTATTTATTAATTATTTTTAAAATTTCTTGTAACTTTTTATTTGTTTTTATA